AAATGCCCGCATGGGCAGGAGCGTCGCCATGAACGGCTTGAGGGCCGACTGCGCGACTTTGACGTCTTTTGCGTTGGTGAGGATGTTGGACATGTTACTTGGTTGAGGAGAGGAGTTGGTTTTTCTGATCGGCGGAGAGTCCCTGCCAGAAGGCGGTCTGCTCGGCGGGGTTGGTGATCGAGCGGAAGCGCTCCAAAATGTTGGCCGTCTGCGGATCGCCTTTCGGGGTGACATTGGCCGGAGCGTGAGTTCCGGTTTCGGCAACGATCTGGGCGGCGCGGAGCGAGGCTCGCTTTTCGAGATCCTGCTCGGCCGCTTCCAGTGCGGCATTGCGCGCCTCGATTTCCTTGAGCTGGGCGGCGAGCGTATCCTTGTCGCTGGTGAGAGAGGCGTTGGTGCCGCGAACGGCATCGAGGTCGACGCGGAGCTGGGCGAGAGATTCCGCTTCGATCTGGCGCTCGGATTCGAGGACTTCCAGGCGGGCTTGCAGGCCGGTCGCAGTGGCGGTGGCCTCGGTGAATTTGGTGTTGGCTTCGGTCAGGAGAGAATCCCGGGCCGCAGCGTCGGCTTCCAAGCGGGTGATCTGCTCACGGGCCTGGGCGAGTTCGTTTTCGATTGTTGGTGCGCTCATTGCACCGGAACCCGTGTCAACCGAACGAACGTGAAGTTTCCGCAACCGGGAGAGCGCGTCCGCCCGGCTCGCCACCATTCCGGCGAGATTGAAGCGCATCGCCTTCCGGGCGGAAAACGTCTGCCCCTCCATCGCTTCGTCCGGAATCTTGCGACCGCGGGCGAGCACGGCCGCATGGAAATCTCCGGCGGTTTCCTCGACCTCCGACTGGAGCCAGTCGCGTTGTTCGTCGGTGAGGCTCGTGCCGGGCGTGCCCGCGCTTTTGAATTTGCCCGCCGCAAAGACTTCGATTTTGAGACCGGCCTGTTCAAAGGCGGCTGAGGAATCCACGACCGGGAGGATCACGCCAATCGAGCCGATCCGTGCGCTCGGGGTGGCGTAGATCGCATCCGCCTGGCTCGCGACCCAGTAGGCCGCCGAGCACATCTGGCCGGCACTGAACGCATAGACGTATTTCGCCTTGCTCGCCTCGGCAACTGCTTGAGCGAGTTCGGGCGTGCCGTTGACCGATCCGCCAGGGGAATCGATGTCGAGGAAGATCGCCTCGACGTCCGGCCGGGATGCCGCCTCTTCCACGGCATTGATGAGTTCCCCAGTGTTGCAGGCCCCGAAAATGATCCGGTCGAAGATGTCCGGATTGCGGAGCATCGGCCCGGTGATCGAAATGATGCCCACTCCGTCCTCCAATGTGAGGCAGGGCGAGATCGGGCGGTCGGGAAGATCCGGAGTGTTGTCGAAGAAGGATTTCGTGGCGGCGACCATCGCCCCGAGGGCTTCGGGCGAGATCAACCAAGGCTGTTTTTGAAGGAGTGTGAGGTTCACGCCGTGGAACCCCGTGTCAATCCGCCGGGTTGCGCTGAGAGGATCAACCAGTCATGTTTTACCGATGAAGGAAAATATCGGCGTGTTTGTGGGAATCCTGGTGTGGGGCACGTTCCTTTACTGGCTGGTCACCCGGATCGCCTACGTCGTGGATGATCAGTATTTGCGGGTCATGCTCTGGCGCTTGACCCTCCGTAAAGTCTCCATATCAGACATCGCATTTGCAGATACTGCTACCCCGTTCTGGAACGAGCATTGGTGCAATACGGCATTTGTCATGAAGCGAATTGTGCGGATTCGTAGAAAAACCGGCTGGATAAAGAACTTCATCATCACACCGGCAAACCGCGAGGAGTTTTTGAGGTGCTTGCAGTCAAGATTGCATTGAAGAATGGATACCGACGACCTGACAGAAATGGCTTACGAAAGCATCGGGCTTGCAGGGGATGCGAGTCCCTGCCTGCGTGCTGTAATTGGGGCGGCGTGTTCAGGATACCGGAATGAGGACGATTATCTCCGGGGGATTCTTGCCGATGTAAAAAAGATCGAAAAATCCCCTCAGAACTTCATCGAGAATTGGAATCTTCCTGAGAAAGAAGAGATGGGGTTTGCCTCGAATGTTCGCGCACTGAGAGAGCATATTGAAAAGACACTTGCCGTTCCGCTGGCGGAACGTGGCAAGCCGGCATTCTGATTACCCCGGTTGTCGGACTCCTGAGATCGGTGGCGGGTCTTGGATTTCTCCCACCGCCGGGGTGGCATCGATCCCTCCACCTGGGTGCCACAACATGGAAACCGGCAAGTTGTATTGCGTGGCCAGATCCAGAATGCGCCGGGCGTTCAATGCCCGGTTTTGAAGCTGTTCCTCCCAGTCCAGCCCGAGTTCTGCGTAGTGATCCTGGACGGTGCGAATCCCAAGTTCCACATCGGCCCGGTTCTGTTGCGCCTCACGCCCCGCATCGACACAAACACTCTTTGGCCGGGTGCAGGTGATTTTCCACCAACCGGAAGCTGCATCCAAATCGCCGCGGGCGATGGCGTCTCCAATCACGTATGCCCAGACGGGCCGGATCAACCGCTGGATCAGGATCAGTTGCCGGAACGAGAATCGCCTCGATGCTTTCGCCACGATCAGCCGCACGCCCGCCCCGCCGATGCTGCTTGAGTCGGCAGCGAATTCGTAGGGCAACACGCCGAGCGCGGAGTCTCGGCGGAGGTGCTGAAGAAAGCCAGTGAACGTGGGCGACGGACGATTCGACTGAAAGCTGTCCAGGGATTCGTCGGGTTTGAGCGCGACGAGCTTGCCGCCGATGATTTTCTGGAGCTGGGCGGTGTCGCTCGCCTGCGGTTGATTGGCTTGCGCACCGATGGAAAAGTCCCCGGTGTCGTCGATTTCCCCACGGGCGGTTTTGAGGATCCGTGACACGTCCGCATTGTCCTTCACGGCATGTTTTTCGAGCGCGAGGAGTTCCATTTCATCGAGCATGTGATTGATCGAATGCTGGATCGTTGGCGCGTTGCGAATCGCACTTACTGACTCGGGTTCAAATACGTGGAGCATCGAGGCCGCCGGGATGTCGCGGGTGCCGGAATCTTCGATCAGGCGGTAGAAGACCGGCGATCCGTCCGAGGCGAGCCCGATCCCGTCGCATGTTTCCGCTGAATCGTCGCCAATCCGATGGGTTTCGATGAGTTGGATCTTCGCGAACCCGCTGCGGTCGCGTGTCTTCAAAACGAAGAACTCGCCGTCCACATCCATCCCGCGGCAGACGAGGCTCTGGCATTCCTCGAAGGAAAACCGCCCAGTCACCTCGCACTGTGCCGACCACCGGCGGAAGATTTCCTCTGCTCGGCGGTTCCAGTCTGGATCCGACGATTGAGCCTGTGGTCGGATGCCGTCACCCGTGGAATAGATCGCCATGTTGGAAACCATCTCGCGCACGAACCCGGAATTCCGGTGGAGGTAGCGGGAGCGGCGGACGAGTTCCGTCCTGATGCCCTGCGACAAATCGAGCTTGGCATCGCGTGGAGTGGAACCGGGCACGCGGCCGCGTGAGAGCGACCAGTTCGCCGCATCGTAGGGAGACGCCCAGGCTTTCGGCAGGAATGCGGCAGGGACAACGAACCGGGCGAGTTTTGGGATCAGATTCATCGCGGGATATAGTCAACGGTGGATTGGAAGACTCGGCGGCGCGGGGCGTAGGTGACGGGGTCGAGAACGCGCAACGCATAGGCGCATTCCTCGAGCGTTTCCTTCACGGTCATGGGGAACTGCTTTGTGACAGAAGTGCCGGAATCGCCCCACGACATGATGGTCTTTCCCTCCATAATCATCTGTTTTGCCTTCGACTGGATCGCAAGAACATCAGCGACGGTGAACCCGGTAACGAAAAGACCTTGTGCCATGACAACGGAGCCGCAGGTGTCAACGGATCAACCGGATGAATGAGCGAGCCAGAGAGGCCGACCGACGCTTGCGCCACACGCCGTCGCCCGCATTGCTGTCGCGCTGGCCGCCACCGTTCGTGTTGCCCTCGATGCATTCGATCGAGTCCGGTGAAATCTGATCCTTCACGATGATGCCAATGTGGGAAAACTCGAAAATCACGAGGTCGCCAGCCTTCGCGAGCGACTTCTTGTTCAGAACGGCAAGCCCCATTTCCTTCGCCCACCGCTCGAAGTCGAACGCTCCCGCCGTCTTGGGCCGCCAGTTTTCGACAGAAAGGTTGTTACGTAAGGCGGCGTCAATAAATAAAGGTAGCAAGTCATGGTTTAGGCTGAGGCATGATTGCATAGTTCCATTCTCCATGAAACTTATGCCGTTCGATGTGAACTCCACGCATCTCTTCATCGGAAACT